CTTACGCCCGCTGTTTATCAGGATTCGTGGACGAATCTTGGAACAACCGTCACAGCGACGATTTCCACGACAGTGACGGGCAGCGGCATTGATAATGAAGTGCAGCGACTGACATTCAGCCGTGAGCCATTCAGCGGTAACTATCGCCTCACATTCCCGTCAACCTCGTTCACTGTGAATTCCACGGTGACGAGCGGCGTATTCATCACGACGGTGACTCATGGCTTGGCGCTGAATCAGCCTGTTACGATCACCGGATTCGATACCACGATCACCGGCTACACTCGTGGCACAACATATTTCGTCAAGACGATTCCAGAGGTAACGCAGTTCACCGTTGCAGCAACCGCTGGCGGCACTCTCATCACCGGGTCGGCAACAGTTGTGACAAGCGCGGGAACGATCACAACAACCGCCCGCCAAACCGCTCCGATCTCAGCAACTGCAAGCGCAGCAGATGTGCAGGCAGCACTCCAAGCGCTTGACTCGATTGGCTCTGGTGGCGTAGTCGTGACAGGAATCCCAGGCGAGTATTTTGATATCACCTTCTCAGGCGCAAAAGGCTATATGAATCAACCGCAACTCACGGTTGAGAATGGCACCACCGCCAAACCCGGCAAAACCGCCGATGTGAACTTTGCCACCTTCGCCTTGCGCGATTTGCTCGGCAACAGCCCCGCAGTTGATCTCGATCTTGAGCTTGAACTCACAGAGAGCGGCACTCGCCAGACGGTGATCCTGCAGGCTTGCTCGGTGGCGGAAGAGTTGATTGATGCGGATTCGTTTTCGCCGACGAGTGGGTATCCTTCCTATATTTTCCAAGCTCTTACTGCTGCGGCCACAAATGCTACGACATCGCTTGTCGCTATCACGGGCCTTAATTGGACGGCGCAAGCGAATTCAGAATATTTGGTGGAGTGGGGAATCATTTCATATAACGCAGGCGACGGAGAAATCTCTGGGCAAGTAACGATTCCAGCTGGAAGCAATTTATACGGGAATTGGATTACAGCCGGGGCAACATATTACCCATTAGGCGCGCTTACATCCAGATCGTTGATTTCAGAATCAAGTGAAGATAAAGAATACTTTTGCATTCAAAAGGGATACTTGAAAACAGGAATAACATCTTCAACGGTTTCAATGAATTTTTCTCAAGGAGAATTTTCGGTAAGCACGATAACGGCAAACATAAATTCAGGCTCTTGGGTTCGCGTGGAAAAAGTAAAATGAACGACCATCCCATCTTCGTTGGCTTCGTAGGAACCGCCACATCGAGCGCATCGCTTTTCTTGTCCCTTCTCCCCCACCTCACAGCAGGCGTGCAATTCGCGACCGCTTGCTTTGGGTTAATCGCCGCTATTTGCACGGCGGTTTACATGTCGCGAAAACTGAAAGGCCAAAAGAATGAAAGCATTGATTGATACAGCACTTAACTATCTCGGGCAGAGTTCAACCTGGCGCGGGATAATCTTAATCGCAGGGAGCTTCGGGATCGTTCTCGAACCCCAACTTGCCAACCAGATCGTGGCGACTGCAATCGGCGCGGTGGGAATAATCAATCTCCTACGCAATAGCGGCAAAAAGAAATGATCCCGCCAAGCAACTTGGCCACGGTGCTTGCTGTCGCATTTCTTATGACGGCTTGCCTGTTGGCTCTGTGTGGCTGCGAGACGCTGCGATTCGGAGTCTCGACAGACTATGGGACATTCAGCTACGAATTGCCGAAACCACGATCAACAAAATGACCGCGCAACATTTGCGCTTTCAGAAATTTCTCGACCGAAACAAGATCGTTTATTTTTCGGCCAGAGAGGTATTGTATCTCGGCGCGATGAACGCCTATTTGCGCTGCAATGCGATCCCCGAAGAATCACTGTGGCCGAATATCATTCCCGCGCTGCGAGCCGCTGACGAGATTCGCGCCAGAGTGGGCGTGCCGCTGAAAATCCTTTCGGCATATAGGAATGAAAACTACAACCGCGCCATTGGTGGCGCGAAGGGTTCGTTCCACACCCAATTCCGCGCGCTTGACCTGACGGCCCGCATAGCGATCCCTGATCTGCATCGCGCTGCCATTGCCGTGCGCGAGGCCAAGATTTTCGATGGCGGCATTGGGCGATACCCCGGATTCATTCACATAGACAATGGCCCGCACAGGAACTGGAATGGCTAAATCAGCACCAAAAGACCGAAAAGATGTCTTGGAGGATGTGAGGAAAATCCTTGCCGAGAATTTTGATTGCGGCCTTGTCATCGTCTCTTGGGAATCGCAGGGCGAGACTTTTCACATGGAAACCAAGTGGGGCAATGACTACGCCACGCGCACGCTTGCAAGGGATGCCGATGAAATCTTGTGGCCCTGCGAGGACGAGGATGAAGAGGACGAGGAGGAGGAAGAAGCGTGAGGGGATGGAAGAAGTGGATGGCAGTATCTTGCTCGCACGGCGACTGCATCGACAATGAGGCCCGTGAGGCCGTTCTGACATTCCGCGACCGATTCAAGCCTGATACCATTTTGCACCTTGGGGATTTCATCGATGCCGCAGCCTGCCGTAGCGGGGCGATGAGTGATCCCAACGCAAAAGATCGGGCGGCAAGCGTGGCCGAGGACTTGGCCGCCGGCGTGGATTTTCTGCAAGAGTTAAAGCCAAACTTTATCCTTTATGGAAATCACGAGGCGCGGCTTTTCAAGCTCGCTGGCGGGCCGAACGCGCTTGCATCTCACGCAGCCACGCTTGTCATTGACGAGATCGAAAAGACGGCGCGGAAGCTCAAGGCGCAGCTGTATCCATATCACATTCGCAGCTATGTCGAACTTGGTGGGACAAAATTCCTTCACGGCTACATGTTCAATGTCCAAGCCATCCGCGACCATGCCGAAGCGTATGGCCGCTGCGTCATTGGCCACCTTCACCGAGTAGGGCAGGAGCGGGCGCGCACGCTTGACGGTGTGAGTGGATATTGCGTTGGGATGCTGGCGCGTTTCGACATGGAATACGCGGCAACGCGCCGTGCGACATTGGCCTGGAGCCAAGGTTTCGCCTATGGGCATTACAGAGACGAACAGATGACAATAAACCTATGCGAAAGAACAAAAGAAAACCCGTGGATACTGCCGCTTTAACGGCAGCATGGAATGCGGCATTTGAGGTTGCGAAAATCGAGAGGCTTGAGGACTACGAGGCCGACGGCTGGATGTGGTCTGTATCGTTTGCCGAGAAGGCAGGCATCACGAGAACTTCCGCCCTGCACCGGCTCGAAAGGATGCACGCCGCTGGCAAATTGGAGCAAAAAAAGATTCGCGTGACCTATGGCGGCTATGCGCGAAACATCTCGATCTATCGCCCGAAGCTCTAATGCCAGAGCGGCTCCACGAGCTTCTCGAAACCGTCAAGAAAATAATTTTCATGGGGGCGAAGATTTTTGTTTACATCCGGGCGGGAATGTAGAGAATCCAACTCAAGCAAGCGGGAAACCGCGAGCATAACCAGAAACAGAAACACTAAATAGAAATAGAAAAATGAAAACACTCAGCAAAAAAACTACCAACGCAATCTCCAAATACGGCAAAGAATTTTGCATCTGGGCCGCGCAAGAAAATAAAGACGGCAATGGCGCAAACACAATTTCATGGGGCTTTTCCAATCCCGCCTTGAGGGGCAAAACCAGATGCGCTGATGCAGCAATTAACGCAGGCCGAGAAATCCTGCAGAGCATCTAACAACCCCAAGGCGCAGGTTCCATCCCTGCGCCACCAACCGTAACCCACAGACATGAACCTATACTATTGCCAAGCCACATCCGCTTTCGGAATCTTCGGCGACCATATCTGGGCAGATAGCAAAATCGCCGCAGAACTTGCCTTCCAGAACCTTCACGACATCTGGCCCCATTATGTCATCTGTGAGAGGAGGGCCAAATGAGCCAGAGCGATTTCATCATCACATACCTACTCGCCGGCATTCTAATGTTTGCCTGCGGCTATCTGCTCGGATCAATGCGTGCCGAATCTCGCGCCGAGACAATGCGGCGCTGGTGGTTCGAGCGCGAGCAACGCCTAAAGAACTGGAGAGAATGACACCCACAGCAAAAGATTGGGTGATCATCGCGCTCATCATGATTGCGACCTTTGCTGCTGTATTCGCGCTTGCCATCAGTAGCTCGGCGCGCAAGCCGGATTTCAACCGATGCCCATTGTGCAACTCCAACCAGAACTTAATAATTGAACTCTAAACAAAAAGGCAAGCGTGGCGAGCGTGAGGCTGCCGCGTTCCTAAC